GGCGAACTGGACCGTGAACTTCCGCTGGAGCAGCACGGTTTCCGCCAATACGGCAATGTCCACAGGGCAGTCGGTGACGGTAGCGTTTTTGGTTACGCAGGGTAGCACTGCGTATTATAATAATGCCATCACGGTTGACGGGACGTCTGTCACGCCAAAGTATCAGGGTGGCACGGCTTGGTCGGCGGGTAATGCGTCAAGCGTTGATATTTACACCTACACCATCGTGAAGACGGGAAGCGCGGCTTTTACGATCTTTGCGTCACAAACCAAATTTGCGTGAGGATAGCCAATGCCGACAGTCATTACAGAAGGCGCAATGGCGGCTCGGGGCTTTGGCTTTGGGGCGAGTTCGGCTGCGGCAAATTACATTGAGGATGTATTTTCGACGTATCTTTATACAGGGAATGGAACATCTCAGACAATTACAAATGGAATAGATTTGTCTACGAAGGGCGGTCTGGTTTGGTCTAAATCAAGAAGTGCGGCAACTAATAATGGATTGGTGGATAGTGCCAGAACTCCAGATTATTTGCTTCGTTCTAACCAAACAACAGCGCAAATTAGTCTTTCTGGGAATAGTTTATCTCCATATGTTTTCAATACAAATGGATTTACAACTACAAATTATAGCGATTATGCAACTAATGGGGCCACATATGTCTCATGGACTTTCCGCAAACAGACAAAGTTCTTTGACATCGTAACCTACACCGGCACAGGCGCTAACCGCACCATTGCGCATAACCTTGGGTCAACACCGGGGTGCATTATTGTAAAACGCACGGATTCCGCTGGTGATTGGCAAGTTTATCATAACGGACTTACGTCTGCGGCTTATAGCATCCAATTGAATTTAACAAATGCGCAGGCATCTGCCACAACTGTTTGGAACAGCACTGCGCCTACAAGCTCTGTATTCAGTGTTGGGACAGATACGACTGTGAATGCGTCTGGCGGCACTTACGTAGCTTACCTCTTTGCCTCCAACGCAGGTGGATTTGGTGCGGCGGGTACGGATAATGTGATTACTTGTGGGTCGTTTACGGCAACTGGAAACGATAACGTAACGCTCGGATATGAGCCGCAGTGGGTTCTCGCAAAATCAGCAACGCTTACAGCAAATTGGATTTTGTTTGATAACATGCGCGGTATGCCTGTATCAGCCAATAGTTATACCTTGGTCCCAAACACATCTGCTGCTGAAACAAATACGGCGGTTCAAGGGTTAACTCCTACTGCTACAGGATTTAATAATAAATGGTTTGGCGCTCCAAGCGGGACGATGATCTACATCGCCATCCGTCGCGGCCCGATGAAGACGCCGACGAGCGGGACGAGTGTGTTTAGTCCTGTTGTTCGCACCGGAACAAGCTCGGTTGTCACCGTGTCAACAACAGTGACGCCTGATTTTTACTTATGCAAAGACCTAGCTAATGCCTACGGCGTTAACTATTTTGATCGGTTAAGAGGCGCTTCTGCTACTGGCACGCCCATGTTAAATACGCCATCTACCGGGGCGGAAACTACCCCTGCAAATACCGTCAACGCTTTTCAAAACACAAGCGTGATTCTTGGTACAAACGGAAATAACAATTTCTCAGGTAATTCATTTGGAAATTTCTTTTTCTCGCGAGCCCCCGGCTTCTTTGATGAGGTATGCTATGCGGGTAATGGAGACGGTTCAACTATCACACAAAATGTGAATCATAATCTTGGCGTCATTCCAGAATTAGTAATTGTTAAATGCCGCAATGCGGCAAAACAGTGGACAGTTTACTCTGCAACAACGGGTACTTCGAATTATCTATCGGTCAACAGCACGAGTGCATCAGCAACGCAAACCGATCTTTGGAACGGCGCTCCAACTTCAACATTATTGAAATTGGGGATTGATTCAAATGGTTGGGTCAATGCAGCAACTTTGAATTATGTTGCCTACCTTTTCGCTTCATGCCCCGGCGTGAGCAAGGTTGGTGCATACACCGGCACCGGCGCGACACAGACTATCGACTGCGGTTTTACTGGTGGCGCTCGTTTCGTTATTATTAAACGCACTGACAGCACTGGCGAGTGGTACATGTTTGACAGTGCAGATGGGTTTACAAGCTCCTCTAGCCCTTACATTCTTCTTAGTTCTACAGCGGCTCAGACAACAGGCAATAATGGCTGTTACGCTACTAGTGTGGGGTTTACTACCACATCTACCGCTAACGCGACCGTTAACATAAGCGGCGCGTCTTACATTTTCCTTGCCATCGCATAAGGAGAACAGCAATGGAAATCCGCATCCGTGCCACTGGCGCAGTTATGTTTGAGAGCGAGTTTCGCTTGGTATCCGATGCTTCATGGGATCAGACGACCGTTGAAATCCTAAATGATCTTGGCGCTGACCCCGTTTTGGAAGGTCCGCAACCTGCTGCCGGGCGCTACCAGATCGCCTACCGGGACGGCGTTGAGCAGATCGACGGTCAGTGGTTCACCAAGTACAGCTTGGCTAATATGGATGCCGACGCTATTGCTGCGCATGACGCCCAGCAGGCCAAGGCTGTTCGCGATGACCGCAACAAACGACTCTCCGACTGTGACTGGACACAACTTGCTGACGCGCCCGGCGACAAAGCGTCTTGGGCGACATATCGTCAAGCTCTTCGGGATTTGCCGGAAGCGGCTGGGTTCCCGTGGGAAATGGCATGGCCCACAACGCCCTGATTTTTGACGTTCAAAGTCAATCGTAATATCCTCGGCCTCGCCCCAGACACTCCTACTGTGGGCCAAAGGAGCTTACTATGGAAATCACGTTGAAGCACACCGTTGAAGAAGTGAACGCCATTCTTGTGGCTTTGGGACAGCGCCCGTTTTCTGAGGTCGCCGACTTGATCAACAAGATCAAGACCAGCGCCATGACTCAGCTGGCGCCACCCGCCCCGCCTGTCGAGGCCGTTGAAACAACTGCGCAGTAAGGACCTGCGGCGCTATGGACCAATCCACAATCAACATTGCCCTTAGCGCCGCTCTCGCCGCAACCGGATGGTTTGCCCGTCAATTATGGGAAGCCGTCCGGTCATTAAAAGATGATCTTCATAAGCTAGAGACGGACTTGCCCAAGTCCTACGTCTTGAAAGATGACTTAGACCGGCGCATGGACCACATCGAAACCATGTTCCAGCGCATCTACGATAAGCTGGAAGGTAAGGCGGATAAGTAATGGACCCGCTTACAATCCTTGCCCTCGCTAGAGGCTCTTATGAAGCCATCAAGGCTGGCATTTCCGTTGGCAAGGAAATGCAGGGTATGTTTGGCGATGTCATGTCGCTATTGGACAGCGCCAGAAAATTATCCCGCATCGCAGCCCAGCCACCCCGCCCCGGACTTTTTGAAGAAAAAACCGCTGAACAAATAGCCATCGAGGCCTTCACGGCGAAAGCCGAAGTCGAGCAGATGATGGCCGAGGTCAAAAATACCTTCCTTTCGGAATATGGTATATTGGCTTGGGATGAAATTCTTCGCGAGACGACGCGGATCAAGAAAGAGCAGATTGCTGCACGGTTACAAGCACAGAAGGATCAGGAGGCTTTTATGCACGAGGTCATGGTTTGGGGCTCTGCTTTCCTGTTTTTTGTGGTCCTCATCATCTGCGGCCTACTCGTGGCCGTCTCGGCTGTTCACTAGGAGTACCCCCATGCAAATGAGCCAAGAAGGCATCGACGCGCTGCTCAAGCCTTTCGAAGGTTGCAAGCTGACGGCCTATCGGTGTCCCGCCAACATCTGCACCATTGGTTACGGCCATACGTCTGCGGCGGGCCAGCCCAGTGTCATGGACGGCATGAAGATCACGCAAAAGCAGGCGGAGGACATTCTTCGCCGCGATCTCGTGAAATACGAGACCTATGTTCACGACATGGTGCAGCAACCGCTGACCCAGCATCAGTTCGATGTTCTCGTGGACTTCGTTTACAACGAAGGCCCGAAGAACCTGCAAACGTCCACCATGTTGAAAAAGATCAACGCCGGGCAATTTGACGCCGTGCCTGCCGAGTTGATGAAATTCACGAAGGGTGGCGGCAAGACACTCCCCGGGCTTGTGCGGCGCCGCCACGCGGAAGGCGTTTGGTGGATGGCGAGCGAACCGGCGGTCGCGTCTGCGCCCAACGAAGAACCGACGGCGGATGAACATGAACAACGCACAGCAGCTGATCCTGTCGAGACGCCGACAATGGCGAATAGCAAGCAGGGCAATGCGGCGCTTCTTACGGCAGGGCTCGGCGGTCTGGGCGCAGCAAAAGAAGTCGCTGCACAGGCGCAAGACGCATCTGACACAGCAAATCAGCTTGTTAGCTTATTTGCTAACCCTAATTTTCTTATCATGCTGGCCGTCGTGGGATTGGCGGCGGCCATCTGGTACTTCCGCAAACAGCACATGGAGGAGCACGGTGTTTAGTCTGCTCTTCACCCCTGTTGGGCGGTATTTGGCTATGGCGTTCGCCGCCATCGTCATATTGTCTGGCGTTTACTTCAAAATTCGGTCTGACGCCATCGCCGAGGTTGAGGCTGCGGCGACGGCTGATGCGCTGAGGAGAACACAAGATGCGATTCGTGCTGGTGATTCTGTCGATACTTCCCCTGACAGCTTGCTCAAGTCGGATGGTCACCGCCGAGACTGATTTGGCTGTTTGTAGCGTCTGGCGCGATGTGTCTTGGTCGTCCAAGGACACAACGGCTACGATCATTGAGGTGAAGCAGAACAATGCGCGCCGCGAAGGATGGTGCGGCAATTCAAACTGAAGGTGTAGGCCATGACCATCGACAACCGCCAACAGCTGCTAGGGACGATCAATTCGCAGATCACGTTGAACGGCACGGGCGCCATCACTGGCCCCATCCTCAACAACATCTTGGACACCATCGTCAACTCGGCGCTATTTTTCACCGGACCTTGGTCGCCATACACCAACTATGCGCCGCTGGACCTCGTGACTTATGGCGGGCATACTTATGTCGCTGCGGCGATAAGCGTCAATCAAGTACCACCCAATACGACCTATTGGACGCTTCTTGCTTAACCCTATGGAGTAAAACATGGCGGGGCTCTACGACAACATTAACGCCAAGCGTGAACGTATCCGCAAGGGCTCCGGCGAGAAGATGCGTTCGCCCGGCGCAGCTGGCGCTCCGACGGCGGAAGCTTTCCGGAAGTCCAAGCGCACCGCCAAGCGCAAGGGGAGGAAGTGATGGCCGAACGCAAGAAAGGCCCCAATCTTTCGGTCGGGCGGGGCGAGAAGTTATCGGTGAGCCGGGGTGGTGGGCTGACCGCCAAGGGGCGCAAGAAATACAATCGCGCCACCGGCAGCAGCTTGAAAGCCCCCACCAAAGACGCTCGCAATCCCCGCCACAAGTCTTTCTGCGCGCGTTCAAAAAAGTGGAGCAGCGCACGCGGCAAAGCCGCCCGCCGCCGCTGGGGTTGCCGGTAAGGACAACTTGTCAAAAGACGAGTTGTCCTTTATACGTAACCCATGTTCGACTTCAAGACCTTCCTCACTGACAACTGGGGCAACGCAGACAATCTGCACAGCTTCCTGAAAACCTATGGCCGCAGCTACCAGCGCGGCGCACTTTACAAATGGTTTCTGCGCGACACGATCCCGGCGGAAGGCTTCGCCGTTCTGGTCGCCTTGCTTGAAATTGACTCGGGTAAACCGATCAGCTTAGTCGGGTATATGAAAGAGCCCGCATGAGCATTGAATGGGACTTTGAACTCATTCTTGACGGCGAACCCATCGGAAAGGGCCGTCCACGTTTCTCGCGTCAGACTGGTCATACGTACACGCCAGAGAAAACAGCTCGCTTTGAAGAGCGGCTGGCGTGGGCGGCCCAAAGCACCATGGAACGTCGCCCGCTCTTCGACGGGCCGCTGCGCGTGTTGATCAACGCCTACTTCTCCATACCGGCCAGCAAACCGGCCAAATGGCGTTTGGCGGCCATCGAGCAAAAGGTACTGCCGACCAAAAAACCCGATATTGATAATATTATCAAGGGCGTAGCCGACGCTCTGAATAAAGTTGTGTACGTAGACGACACGCAGATTGTGTCGCTGGCGGCAGGCAAATATTATTCGGATCGTCCGCGCATCGAAATATTTATTCGTCGTATGAGTTGACAAGTTGTCCTTCGGGACTTATGTCTTACATATTGTTGAAACAGAGGGCACGTAGCCATGATTCCCATGCCAACCCAAATGTCCGGCGCAAAGTTCTTGGCGGCTCGCCATCGCGCCCTTCTGGCGGACGAACCGCGTGTGGGAAAGACCGGCGCAGCGATCATCGCCGCCGACATGATCCTCGCCAAAACCATTGATGTCGTCACCACCGCATCGGGCCGCGCCGTCTGGCGTCGAGGCTTTCATACATGGAGCAAGCTGGGGCGATCCATTGGCATTGTCGGTGTGGACAAACACGCCGCCGATTGTGATGTCCGCATCCTCTCTTACAATGGCGCAACCAACTTCGTATCGCAGCGCAAGACCGATCTGGTGATCCTCGATGAATCGCACAATTGCAAGAACCCTGACGCCAAGCGGACGCAAGCCGTTTTGGGCAAGCCTGTGGCGGGCGGCAAGAGCCTCTTTACGGCGGCGGCGTTGGTGCAAGATCACACGCGCGCATGGTTTCTTACAGGCACCCCGTTGCCGCACGACCCTTCAGATATATGGACGACCCTGCGCTCGTCATGCCCAGAACGGCTTTACGCTGACGATCAACGCGGCTGGCCGGACGTAACCCGGTTCGAAGATTTCCGGCACCGCTACTGCGTTGTGCGGATGAAACAAATCAGCCGTTTCAACAAGATACCTGTCGTCATCGGCGGGCGCAATGAGAACGAGCTGCGCGACCGCATGGGCGACTTCATGTTGCGCCGCACCCAAAAGGACATTGGTATTCGCCCCTCGGTGTACGAGCTTTTCCCGCTCGTTGTGTCTGCCGCCGTGCGCAAGCAGGCGGATGGTGATGCGGACAAGGCCGCTATCATCAAAGCGGCGGAGGAAGGCAACACCAAGGCGCTCGAAATGGCGCTGGGGCCGCTGCGTCGCCTGACCGGCAACATCAAGGCCCAGTCTGTCGTTGAAGCGGTGAAGGAAGAGTTCGACAACGGCCTCCACAAGATCGTGCTGATGTACTGGCACAAAGAGGTCGGCGACATCTTGCAGGACGGCTTGGCGAAATTCAATCCGCTGCGCATCGACGGCGCAACGCCAGCAAAGGAGCGCGAAGCGTTCGAGCTTGCCTTCAGAGGTGATTCCCATAACCGCGTGATGTTAGGCCAAATCCAAGCTGCTGGCGAAGCGGTGGATTTTTCAAGCGCAAATGAGCTGTGGTTCGTCGAGACATCGTTCTCGCCAAAAGACCAAGCGCAGGCCGCCATGCGGATCACGAATGTCAATCAGACGCGCAACACCTTCGTTCGCGTCTGTTGCATAGAGGGCTCAATCGACGAGGCGCTTCAAGCCTCGTTGTTGAGATTGTGGACGGCTATCAACGGAGTGCTGAAATGATCGAGATCAAGTTTGCCATCGACCCAGAGTTGAACGTGCACGACCAGTTGTTGAATTACGTGTCCGCCTTTGCGCCAGCCGGGTG